GTTACAGCTGCACAGCTGAGACAAATTCTTGGTGTCTCGGTTTCTTTGTACTCAGATGCTCAGCTTGAATCATTTATTGATGCAGCTGAACAAACCATTTTGCCTTTACTCACGCAATACCAATCATCGGTGACTTTTGCCAATGTGAGTGATTCCGTCATTTACTTCACCACAATGCGGCCAAATTACTTTGTGCCGGGTCAGTCTGTTGTAGTAACCGGGGCCGGAATCTATAACGCAACCTACACAGTCACCGATGATCGTATTGAGCCATATACATTTACCGCTGCAACAGCGGCGGCTGATCGTACTTACCCATTGCCGTTTATTCCTAGCGCATTGGCTACCTTATCCGGTGGATCAGCCGCATCACTTTATGCAAACACGCCACCCATTGAAAACGCAATTTTGGTTGTGTCGGTTGAGATTTTTCAGAGCATTACAGCTCCCGGCAATCAAATTATGTCAGACAATTTTCAGCCATCCCCATTTATTTTAGGCCGCAGCTTGAGCAACAGAGTAATTGGCCTTTTAGGTCCATTTTTAGATGTCGAAACGATGTGCCAATGACCATCGAGGCAGACATTCGCACACCATTGCAAACCGCACTATCAACCATTGCGGCCAATGTGTATAACGGCATCCCAGAGACAATGACATCACCAAGCATTTGTTTAGTGCCCGGATCACCGTATCTTGAAAGCCTTTTGATAAACGGGGCAACCACAAAAGTTAAAATAAATTTTAACGTCACCGGTGTAGTTGGTTATTCCAATAACGCCGCAGCTTTAGACAATCTGGAACAATTGATGATTAGCATCATCAGCACAATGCCGGCAGGTTATGAAGTCGGCGATGTGAGCAGCCCACAACCATTGGAAGTCGGTGCCGGTAAGTATCTTACGGCCGATTTACAAATAAGCACTTACTACACCGACTAAGGAGAAACCATGCCAACAACAATAATCACGGGCAGAGACATTACTTTCACCATTGATGGTGATGACTTTGATGCTCAAGCTACATCAGCAACTTTGACAGTTGATTCAACAATCAACACTTATCAAACACTTGATGGAAAAGCCTATTTTACAACAGACACTCAAGGCACATTTGCCGTTGAAATGCTTGCAGACTGGGGAGCAGCATCATCATTGTGCGAAGCTCTTTGGACAGCTGCAACAAACGCACCAAACACCGGATTGCCCGTGGTATTGGTAGCCGATACAGGTGCATCATTTGCATTTGATGTTCAGCCAATATTGCCATCAGCCGGCGGCACAGCTCCAGATGCACAAACGGTTTCATTGTCATTCATGTGTGTGACAACGCCAGTCTTGACAATTAGCTAAGAAAAGGAGTCGGGAGCATGAAACTACCAATATCAATTGAATACAGTGGTGGTCTTACAGAAACCTATTTGGCGCAGCCGCCGGAATGGGCAAAATGGGAGACCAAGACTGGCTTTACTATTCAGCAAGCTCAAGAAAAGATCGGAATTTCTGATCTGATGTTTTTGGCGTATCACGCCATGAAACGTGAGTCCGCTGGTAAGCCTGTTAAGCCATTTGAAGTCTGGATGGAAACAGTCGTCGATGTTACAACTGGTGACAACGACCCAAAAGTCACCAGCGCGGAAGCCTAAATTACAGCATTGTTTTTCTAGCTATCGAAACTGGAATTGCAATGAGTGAGTGGCAAAGCGCGGAGGATATATTAACGGCACTAGATATTATTAAGGAGCGAGCAGATGGCAAAAGAAAGCATCGCTTATGATAAATCCGATCTGCGTAAAATTACTGCTTCATTCAAAGCAATGGATGCCGAAGCAATTGCCCAAGCCAAAATTGTCAGCGGCGAATTAGCCACTTACGTCCAAGACAAGATTATCCAAGCCGCTGGTCGCACTCGAAATAAGCCGGATGACAGAATTGCATCAGGCTCTCGTGTATCAAAATCATCAAAGATTGGTGAGTTATCTTTTGGTTTTGCGGCTCAAAAGTTTTCAGGCGGCGCGACAACTCAACAGCTCTGGGGCGGTTATGAATTTGGCTCCAACAAATTTAAGCAATTTCCAGTCTGGTCGGGCAGAGAAGGTCGCGGCTCAAAAGGCTGGTTTATCTATCCGACTTTGCGAGCCGAGCAACCAAATATCATTGCCAAGTGGGAAAATGGCTTCAATAAGATATTGAAGGAGTGGTGATGGCTGCACAAAGTAGAACGCTCAAGCTCTCCATTCTTGCTGATGTAGATCAACTCAAAAAATCGCTAGCAAAAGCTGATGACAACGTTAAATCGTCGGCCACCAAGATTGGAGATTTTTCAAAAAAGGTTGGATTAGCATTTGCCGCAGCTGGAGTCGCCGCCGGAGCCTACGCGGTCAAATTAGCCGTCGATGGAGTTAAATCAGCGATTGAGGATGAAGCTGCTCAGGCACGATTGGCGACAACGCTTGAGAACGTAACCGGCGCAACCGATGCACAAATCGCAGCCATAGAACAACAAATCTTAAAGACTTCATTGCTAACCGGCAAAACCGATGATGAGCTTCGTCCGAGTTTTGATCGGTTAGTCCGCTCAACCAAAAATGTTGAGGAAGCCGCACGATTACAGGCTTTGGCTTTAGACATTTCAGCCGGTAGCGGCAAAAGTTTAGAGGCCGTCACAAACGCATTAGCAAAAGCCTCTGAAGGTCAGAACACAGCTCTTGGCAAATTAGGCGTTGGCATAAGTGCCGCTGATCTCAAGACAATGTCATTTGAACAGATCACGTCAAAACTAAGCGACACTTTTGCAAATCAAGCATCGATTCAAGCTGACACATTTGCAGGCAAAATGGCCAGACTTAATGTTGCATTTGATGAAGGTAAAGAGACAGTCGGGTCATTTATTCTCGATGCCATCACGCCATTAGTTTCAGGCTTTGTCAATAAGGTTGTCCCAGCGATCCAAGATGTCGCAGCTGAGATTGGGCCAAAACTTACGCCAATCTTTCGTGTATTAGGTGATTATTTTACAAATGTCTTAGTGCCAGCATTTAGCGCGTTATATGACTTCATCAAAGATTATATTGTCCCAATTCTTAACGTTACATTGATTCCAATTATCAAAGCTGTATTNTCGGCGTTTAATCAGATTAGTGATGCGCTAGTCGATAACAAAGACAAACTTGANCCTTTACAGAGTGCTTTTATGGCATTTGCTGGATTTATCCGAGACGTNATTGCTCCCATTATTGGCNCATTTGTCAGCGGTACNATTGGAATCATCGCCGACGTCATTTCTGGATTGATCGGATTGGTTGCAAATGTGACCGATGTTATTCACAATTCATTTATTTCAGTAAAGGAATTTTTAAGTGGGATAGTCAATTCCATTTCAAACACTACACAAAATTTAATTGCAGGAATGTCAGACGAAATCTTTGGAATTGTGGCAATCTTACAAGGTATTGTTGAAAATGTTCAAAGTGCCGTAATTTCAGGCTTACGCGGTGTGCGAAACTTTTTTAGCAGCGTTGTAAATTTCATTTCAGACAATGCCAGCGATTTAGTCTCACCAATTGTCAATGTGTTCCGCGCGGCAATTAACACAATCATTGGTCTTTGGAATCGTTTGGATTTCCGAATTACTTTTGATGTGCCGTCATGGGTGCCAATTATCGGTGGCGATTCTTGGCGATCACCGGACATTTTCCCGGACATTCCATATTTGGCAAATGGCGGAATTGTCACATCCCCAACACTTGCCATGATTGGTGAAGCTGGGCCAGAGGCGGTCATTCCGCTGAACAAAGCCGGCGGCATAGGCAACACGTTTAATATCACAGTCAATGGCGCACTCGATGCCGAAGGTACAGCCCGAAGCATTGTCAATGTGTTAAACAATTCATTTTTCCGTGGTACAGGCGGCGCGACCAATTTGCAGACATTATGACAGTTTTTAATCCAGTCTGGAAAGTCATTATTGGCGGTGTTGAATACCAGAGTGCCATTCTTTCCAATCTAACTATTACATCCGGGCGAACTAACATCTATGAGCAAGCTCAAGCCGGATATACAAACATTGAACTCATCAATCTGGATCAATCAACAGTTGCCATTGGAATCAACGATTCATTGACCATAGAGCTGCAAGATTCAACAGCTACGTACATTCCAATTTTTGGCGGCTCAATTGTAGATATTGCCATTTCGGTGGCCGAATTAGGAAACGTGACTTACGCCCAGCGGATTAACATTATTGCTTTAGGTGCATTGTCTAGGCTGCCAAAGGCTTTGACCGATGGGGTTTTAACGCAAGACTTTGATGGAAACCAAATTTTGACAATTCTCACCGATTTGCTGGTCAATAACTGGTCAGAGGTTCCGGCAGCTTTGCAATGGAATACTTATGATCCGACTGAGACTTGGGCAAATGCTGAGAATGTTGGACTAGGCGAGATTGATACTCCAGGAGATTATGAGCTGGCACAAAGAGCATCGGATCGGACTGACGTTTATTCACTTGTCTCAGCTTTGGCAACTAGCGGCCTTGGCTATATTTACGAGGATGCTCAAGGTTTGATTTCTTATGCGGCGGCAGATCATCGATCCATTTATTTGGCCGCCAATGGATACGTTAATCTTACGGCCAATAACGCTCAAGGCGAAGGTCTTAGCATCGAGCAAAGAACCGGCGACGTACGAAACACCATAACTTTGCAATACGGCACGAACTCAACAAACGAGGTCAGTGCAACTGACCCAGCATCGGTTAACGAATACGGACAACTTGCCCAGATATTTACGACAACAGTTAAACACCAAGCCGATGCCCAAGATCAAGCAGATTTTTATCTGACACTTAGAGCGTATCCGCAATACAATTTCAATCAGATCACTTACCAGCTGACAAATCCCGAAATCGATGATGGCGACCGAGATTCACTCATCAACGTGTTCATGGGTATGCCGTTGGCAATTGCCGATTTGCCGCTTAATATGTCGGCCGGTACCTACTTGGGATTTGTAGAAGGCTGGACATTTAAGGCCGCTTACAACGAGATCAGCGTTGCACTCAATCTCTCGCCGCTTGCCTATTCTTTACAGGCAATGCAATGGCAAGATGTGAGTGTCGCTGAGGCTTGGAATACAATTTCTGGAATACTTGACTGGGAACACGCCTTAGTCGTGGCATAAGGAGAAAATATGAGCAATCCGACAACACCGTTCAATTGGCAAATGCCGACGGCAACTGATTTGGTCACAGATTTGCCGGCAGACTTTGAGGTCTTTGGTCAAGCTGTTGCAACATCAATGGCCGATCTATTAGGCGGCACAACAGGTCAAATTCTTGCAAAGAACTCAAATACTGACATGGATTTTACATGGATTGCAAATGATCAAGGAGACATAACAGCTGTAACAGCTGGCACAGGTATTTCAGGCGGTGGCACTTCCGGCGCGGTAACGGTAACAAACTCAATGGCAACGGCAATCGATGCAAAAGGTGACTTAATTGCCGGAACTGGTGCGGATGCTTTTAGCCGCTTAGGTGTTGGATCAAATACATTTTTTTTATCAGCTGCCTCTTCTCAGGCAACTGGTTTAGAGTGGGCAGGTGCTTACAATACCTTTACTCCGACTTGGATAAATTTAGTAGTGGGAAATGCTACAAATACTGGGCGATATTTAAGAATAGGCAATTTTATACACGTTACTTATCGTCTTACTTTTGGCACAACAACAACAATAACTGGCAATCCATTAAGAGTAAATTTACCGATAACGGCAAACACGACAAGCAATAATCCTTATACTGGCGGGGCATTTATTAGTGATGCTGGTACTGCCGCCTATGAAGGCTTTTTAATTATTGGTGGCGGTGATAATGCAATTATTTATGCACCAAATAGTGCCGGTACTTACTCTACTCTTTCCAATATAACAGCAACAGTTCCATTTACTTGGACTACTAGCGATGAAATTAATATATCCATAGTTTATGAGAAGGTGTGATTATGTTTACATTTAATCCAATGTTTCCAGATGCAACAAATGATCAAAAGTGGGATCAAATTAGACTATGGCGTAATGCTCAATTAGCTGCTTCTGATTGGACAATGCACACAGATGCGCCAACAGACAAAGAAGCATGGGCTGTATATCGTCAAAAATTGCGCGATTTACCATTACAAAACGGATCGGCTGATGATGCGGAATTTCCAACCGCGCCATGACTAATTTTCCACAAGGCACATTGCCGCGTTTGATTCAGGTTGCACTTGCCGAAGTCGGCACAGCTGAGACTGGAAACAACGAGACAAAGTATGGCAAACACATGAAAGCCGACAAGCTGCCATGGTGTGGGTCATTTTTAAATTGGTGTGCGGATGAAGCTGGAGTCGATGTGCCAAATGTGGTCAGCACACGCGCCGGGGCAGATGCTTTTAAGAAAATGAAACGCTGGCACGCCGAGCCAAAAATTGGTGACTTTGTTTTCTTTGATTTTGTTATCGATGACAAGACAATCATTAATCATATTGGCTTAGTAATCCGGGAATCGGAAAGGCAAATTGTAACCATTGAAGGCAACACATCAGGAGCCGGAGATCAACGCAATGGCGGGGAAGTTATGGTGAAATCAAGAACTTTGGGAGCAAGGTCATTTGTTGTCGGTTACGGCCGACCAGCTTATGCACCGTTTTCCGGTGATTTGCCGGATCGACCAAAAGGAGAAAAATAATGGATCAATTCAAAGCTATGGCCGCTTCATGGTTACGCAGCTCAATTGCTGGAGCCTTGGCCGTTTATATGACTGGCAATTCCAATCCAAAGGATTTGGCTTTAGGCTTATTGGCTGGGGTTGTGCCTTTGGCAATGCGCTGGGCTAATCCAAACGATGTAGCTTTCGGCAACAAAAAGTGAGCATAGGCGAATGGATGGCTGTTGGTGGTTTTGTCATTGCAATACTGACAGCCATTTATTCGTCAATGAGGATCATAATCAAATCAATAATGAGCGAGCTTTTGCCCAATCATGGTGCGAGTATGAAGGATCAAATCTCGCGCATCGAAGCACGCTTGGATTATCTATACACACA